TTCTATTCTAATGGTATCTCCTATATTCTCTACCGCTTCTAGCTGAGTCAACCGATCATAGGCTGAACCTTCATAACCCACCTCAACACCCAGGTTATCGCTCTCGTGGTCATAACAGAATAGAGGATATTGGATTATTCTTTGGCGAGGTACAGCAGGTAAAGACTTTAGTTGGTATCCAGTAAATAGTGGACCCTTAGTTGAATCAGTTGATGATCTAGAGATAGTAAATTTAAAAGCAAGATACTCTTGCGCCTGAGCAGGATAAGGTATACCTATCTCACTTGTTGTAGCACCTTGAGCAAAGCCACCTATGTTGTACTCAGTATCTTCATAATCAATAGACTTGATGCTGATAGCACCATCTGTAGTGTCTACTCTAGGATTAAGTAATTTAAATAATTTATTCTCTAAAGTGTTATAACGAATAAAACCTGTTTGTAAATAACCAGACTCAACTTTAACTGCAGATGATTCAATCCATACACCATCTCCTGGGACAGCAAAGGCTACCCGATCTGTTGAACCAAGGAAGGCAGTTGAATCAGCAGTAACAGTCTCACCAGCAGCACACACATCCCAAGCATAAGCAAAGACTAGGCTATTAGGAATTACTGGTTGGGATAAATCAATACGAACTAAACCTGACTCAGTATCCTGCTTAGTAGATACATAAGCAAACTTATCTTTAAAGGTTACATCTTTACATTCAGCTTCAAATAGTAATGGACCATAAGAGATATCTCCCTCATTACCTATAACTCCAACTCGTACACCTTTGTTAGTGCATAGCACTGCATAGGTACCAAGGTAGGTATCAAAGGTATTGATGATCTCACCCTCTGGTAGATCAATAACTACTGAAGGAACGCTAAGTTCTGGAAATCCAAGAGAGTTAGCATTGGTAAGATCTAAAGTCATCTTATAGATAGATGAGTTTTTACGACTGTAACCGCCTACATAAATAGCGTTAGGACCCTCTGCAATAGTGGTCCAAGTCCAGTCTGTCTGTGGGTGTGTATAGTGAGCAGCAGGTAAGTTAGCTTTAATAAATTTACCTGTCGTTGCAGCACTTGCTACAGTAGCTGCTCCTTCAACATACTCAAATGTGGTAGTAGTAGGTGCTGCAGTTACAGTTGCACTAACATTGTAAGCAGTAAATGGTGCTGGTAAATCTATAACTGTAACTTTATCTCCAGCAACTAATCCGTGAACAGAACTTGTTGTAAGGGTTACAGTTCCTGCAGCGACTGCTGCGTTATTGATAGTAGCAGAGTAACTATTAACAGCATTTAATTCGTATATTGAATTATTGATACTTGCAATTAAACGCTGTTTAACATACTTAATTCTAGCGCTAGTTGTAGATGGTGCATCATAGATAATGGCGCTATTACCAGATGTAATAGCCCCTCGATGAACCTTAGTTCCATTTACAAAAAAGTATCTAGTTCCATCCGTAGTTAAATCTAGAATAGCAGATTTAGTTCCTGCCTGAGTATAAGTAGATGAGGTAGGAGTATCATTGCTCATCGTAATCTTTTTCAACTCAATACCATCAGTAGTTACTAAACAGTCACTGGTACCATCATTAGCACCTACAATTACGGTACTACTAGCAGTAGTTAAAATTCTCACAGTGCTATTAAGTAGGGTAGCCTGTCCCTTAGTAAATACATCTACGCCTTTAGACTCTGCAAACTGGAAACGAAGTGACTCATCTTGAGCAGGTTCAAAGTATTTAATACCTGCGCCAAGATGGAATGTTGATTGAGATCTAAACCACCAGCCAGTAAGTGACTGCTCACCAGCTTCTCTGGTCTGGTCATACTGCTCTTTACGATACCTTGCAGTTACTCTGCGATAAGGTGACTCATCAGAGGCTGCAATGAAGAACGGCAAACCGGCGATAGCCATATCATAGTTAACGCCGGTAGCCGAGTAATTCGTAGCACCTGCAGGATTGGATAGTACGTAGGGGATACCTTCGGTAATATCATCGCCGTATGCCATTGATCTCCTTAAATAGAAAACCCCGCCGAAGCGGGGTCATTAATAATTGTTATTTCTTAGAGAGCAGGTTCTTCAACCCAAGAGGTTGTTGCTTCATCCCAACTGTAATACTTTCCTTCTTCAGTTGGCTTAGGAGTAGGTGCTTGCCAACGGCAAGTAGCCTCATCTAATATCCAAGAGTTATAAGGTTTGGGTGCTATGAAAGCATCTCGTGCAGCATCATAGGTAAATCCAATACCTGCATAGTTTTTACGAATGTTGTTATTGTAAGATGTTCTCTTGCATACTTGACCTCTGAATTTACCATAGAAAGTTTCCCAAGCTTCAGTGTTTCCACCTACTTGAGTTCCATCTAAATCAGTTTGAATTATGTTTTCATTAACTCCTGTAATTACCTCAGTAACTACATTGTTATCGTCTAAGAACGCGTAATGTGCCATTATGTCCAACTCACATTTCCAGTACCTGCTGTTATTGTTGTTACCTTGTATGAACCATCTGTTGCAGTGCTTCCAGTTAATCCAGCACCTATTGTAATTGTTCCATCAGAAGTTAAGTATCTAAGTATTACAACTCCTGAGCCACCACTACCTGAATTTTTCTCTGGACCAGAACCACCACCGCCTGCGCCACGATTTGCAGTGCCATTAGTACCCGCCTCAGTTGGACCACCGCCACCTGAATTTCCACCAGCGCCACCGCCACCTGAACCACCAACACCACCATCAATATATCCACCGCCACCACCGCCACCTGCATAGGTAACTGATGAACCAGTAATAGAGGTTGCAACTCCAGCGCCACCTGCGCCACCAACTGAACCTGATGTTCCATTAGAACCTGTACCACTGGCTCCACCACCGCCACCTGCACCTGCGGCTGTACCAACAAAACCATCGCCACCATCTCTACCTTGGTTAGCGGTACCAGTTCCTTGAGATGTATTTTGTGGACCAGCACCACCGCCTGAACCACCGCTTGAACCACCATTGTCAGGTGGAGCGCCACGACCACCACCAGTAGAAGTAATAGTAGAAAATACGCTGTCAACGCCATAAGCGCCATATTGGTTACCATAACCATCATTTGCTGCAAGCGCTCCAGCACCACCAGCGCCAACTGTTACTGTGTAATTAGTATTTCTTGATAAAGTTAAAGCAGTTTCTAAGCTTCCACCGCCACCAGTTGCGGTTACAGTAGAACGAAGTCCACCAGCACCACCACCACCGCCACCTTCTTTGTAAGGACCACCACCATTACCGCCTCCTGCGCCACCTGCTACTACTAGGTAATCAACAGTTGTAGTTCTTGGGTAATCTTGTGAAGATATAATTCCTAAAATTATTGGCATTAGGATATATCTCCTACTACTAAGAATGTATTTGAGGCAGTGCAAACAATTGAAGCTGCTGAGTATTGCGCTCTAAGTTTAGGTGCAGTAGATGTAGCACCATTTGAGTTAATAGTTACACCAGCGCCCTGAGCAAGGGTTACTTGACCAGCGCCAACTTGAGCAATATTAATAGTATCGTTAGCAGAATATACTGATGGTGGAACTGTAAGGGTAATAGGAGAAGCATTACTTAGAGTTACCAGATCATTAAGATCACCTGCTACTAGAGTGTATGTCGTACCAGTTTGAGCATTAATTGCAAGGATGGCACCAGCAGCACCTGTGGCGCCTGTACTACCTGTTGCACCTGTGGCACCTGTGGCACCTGTAGCACCTGTAGGTCCTGTTGGACCTGTAGGTCCTGTAGGTCCTGTAACTACGCCGGTTAATGATACTGACATTATGCTATCTCCGATCCGAAGGCGCTAAAAGCGCAATCATTATTTGATGAAATTACTGTGATCACATCTGCTGCATCCAAAGTTAAACCAGAGGTATAGGCAAGTGTAACTTTAGGATTAAGTATTAAACCATTTATAATATATTGATTAGTTGCTATAGAAGCACCATTTTTACGAATAGCTATACTAATAGTTGAGTCAGTAGTGCCAGTGTTAACTACGTTAATAGTAGATACAACCGCTTCCGTTACAGCAGGTACTGTATATAAATCACCTGATGTACTTGCTGGAGCTAATTGCCCTAAAACCTTATAGGTAGTTGCCATTAAGATATATCTCCAATCACTGTAAAGGTATTACTTGCTGTGCAAATAATTGAACAAGCTGAATACTGTAATCTTAATTTAGGAGCAGTAGCAGTTGCACCATTGGATGTAATAGTCACACCAGCACCTTGAGCAAGGGTTACTTGTCCTACGCCTATTTGTTGAAGATTTACAACATCACCAGCAGTAAATATGCTAGGTGGTACTGTGACGGTAATTGCTAAAGCATTAGATGCTGTAACTAACTTGTATGAAGCATCGGCTGCTACTAAAGTATAAGTAGTTCCAGTTTGGGGATTAATGGAAAGTCTTAGTGTTGGGGTTGTAATAACTGGACTAGTCAAAGTCTTACCGGTTAGTGTTTGAGTTGCAGCAACTCCCACTAAAGTATCAGTTGTAGTTGGCGGCAGACTTAAAGTATTAGTTCCAGCAACTGCTGTTGCTTGAAGTGTAGTTGTACCAGATGTTGAACCAGAAAAACCTAGGCTAGCCACTGGTGATATACCGGCAGCAAAGGCATTTAAGTCATCTGAGGTTAGAACGTGCTTTACTGTTGCACCTGTTGAGTGCGATACATTGCTAGTACCTGCCTCACCTCTACTTATAGTAAAGGTATCTCCTGAAGGACCTGCTGTGATAAAGACTATCTCTTCATTTTGTGTATCTGGATCTATTGCTATAGTGAATTGACTGTTTGCTACTATAGTAACTCCACCAAGTAAGGTGGTTGCAGTACCAGTTGCTACTGTCATTGATGTAGCTGTACCATTGATGGTAGATGCTAGTGTTGTTTGAACACTGATGGAACTAAATAAACGAGTTGCCATTAACCTTCCTTACCTTGTGTAGTGTATACGAATTGGATACTTGTCTTTCAACTTCAACGCCTCTTCATTTAATCTCTGTTGGTACAGAGCGAAGATATAACGAGAAGCTGAAACACCAGCAGTGGATGGAGTCTTGCTATCGGCATTATCAGCCTCAGCAGATGTAAGGTTAATACGACCTGCATCTAAGAATGATAGTAATTTATAGGAAGCACCAAGTGTTACTACATCTTGGCAAGATTGTGGTAAGCCAGTAACATCAGCAAAGTCATCAGTATTAGCATCTAATGTATTAGCTGTAGTTGTGTACCAAACCTGAACTGTTCTACCAGGTTGTACATTGTCATAAATATTTAAAGTAGCATTAGTATTAAAGGTTGCACTGTTAGCAAAGTTATCTAAGCGCCATCTTCTTAGTGGTAACCATTCTTGGCTTGATCCAGTAGTCTGCCAAGATACATACAAGACATCCTCAACATCATCTGGTAGGGCATAGGTTGTTACTGATGCGTTAAAGGTAAAAGTATATGAAGAGACAGCCCAGAGATTAGGATAAAGAGAATTGATAGTATCGTTGATAGCCCTTTTAATTGTAACCCTTGGAAAGGTAGGAGCCAAAGTAACTTGAGCATTTACTGTATGAGGTGCTGGAGATGTTCCTTGATAGCCTCTACCAAATCCTGGTATTACGTTAAGTACGTTAGTTGCTTTATCAAAAGAATCAATAAAGATAAGTTCATCATCAATTTCAATAATACCTTTAGCAAGGTTTGAGCTAGTACCGAGAGTGATAGAAGTACTAGTTGTAGTTAGACCAGCAGGGTTAGCCACATTACTAATACGATCTTGTCGTAAGGTATAACCTTGCAGGTTAGACTTGATCTCATCTACCATATCGTTAAGAGTGCTCATTTATCTTCTCTCTGTAGTGTTTCAAATTGTTCTGTAATCTCTCATCCTCTGGGCTGAAAGCTAATGCTTTCTCGCCGTGTTCTATTGCAGTCTTCCACTCACCTAATTGCCAGGCTGCTATTGCTACCAGATCATCAGCCATATGTCCCCAAGCCCAACCTTCAGCCATAAAATCTGTTTGCTTCTCAGTTATACCTAGTGCTCTTGTTGCAGTTCTAAAACACTCAGGCCACTGCATCTGTTGATAATAATGATTAGCCAGTGCTAATACTGATTCTCTACTAGTACATTCTGCTATTGATTGCTCTAAATGTTTTTCAGCATTATCAGGATCACACTTAGCCATCATTCGCAGCGCATATGATCTCTCTGCTTTAAATGTGGATTCTTCTAAGTATCTTTTAAAAGTTTGTAATGAATCGTAATATCTTTGTTTGTAATAATACTCTCTACCTAAGTAGTAAAGACTACGAGAACATTT